AGCGATGGAGGCCAGCGCCTCCTGCCCTTCCTTGAGGATGCTGTCATGCTGGTCGCGGGGCAGGCGCCCGTCCCTGATGTCCTCGGCGCACTCCGCCGCGTACTCGCCGAACTCTTTGACGCTGCTGATGAGCGTATCCATGAGGTCGGCGGTTCCCGTGCAGGGCTTTACTTTGACGAAGACGCCGCCCATCTCCCGCGCCATGAATTGCAGCGGCTCCACCGAGCCGGTCGTGGCCATGATGGGGAGGAGCCAGTCCGCATCAAGCTTGTGCTTGGGCTGCCCCGAAACGCTCGACATGAACGTCTGGTAGTTGAGCCCCAGCCGCTCCGCGATGCCTTTGCCGTCCAGCGTATCGCAGCCAAGCACGCTGGCGTGCACGCACTGGCGCAGTGAGGGAAAGCCGCAAGTGCCTCTCATGCTCTTTCACTCCGTTGAGTTGCGGTTTGTTGTGCGTTACCGCCGGAGACAGGCTCCGGCGGTCCGTTGTGTCTAGCCGCCTGCGCCGGAGTGTCCGGGCTCCGGCGCGTCCGGGGCCGTCCCGAACAATGGAATTTATTGCTGTTGCTTCCAGCCGGGTTTGGGGCCGGGAAGGACATCTTTTCCTTCCGGCAACAGTTCGGCAGGAAAACCTATGCTGATCAACTGGGAAAGGCGTTTTTTAGGAATGGTGTTGGCGTTCACCCATCGCCTGACAATCGTTCCCGACACGTCAAGGGAACGCGCAACTCCGGCAAAACTGACGCCGTTCTCACGCATCCAGAGCCAGAGGCGCGCTTGCCGGTCTTGTGCCGCGTGTGTTAGGTTTTGTTTATGTTCCATTATAAACCCCATGCGAGAAGAAAATGACAAGGCGTGAAGCTACTCTCCAGATTTTAATAGAGGTTACTGCGCAGCCAGAGGCTCATCTGAAGAAAGTAATAGAGCATCTTCCGGTCGGTGGGCCTGTGGATTGGGATGCCGAGATGACGACGGAAGAACGTGCCGGGCTGTTGGCGTCCGCTAAGCAGGAAGCGAGCGGCATTCTGGCGCTGTATGTGAAGGCCCTTCAGCAACATCCTGAGTTGATGCAGGATCGGATTGACTGCATTGCGCGAGAGCGCGACAAAACGACTCGCATTGCGCGCCGTTTTCATAGGCGATAGCGCAGGGATTGCATCGCAAAACGCTCGGATGGAATGCACCTGTCAGTAAGTTAATCCAGCCATTTTTTGCCAGAAGGATATGTGCGGCCCTTTTTAGCGTGGACATGTGAGCCTTCCTTAGTTTTATTCGTGTTTGGTTTTCTATACGATAAAATCTATCGCATATCAAGATAGATTTTATCTTGAGAGGGCTTTTACAGTATGCAGCTATATCAACGCGTTAAATTTATTGCTGAAAAACTTTCAGGCTCTCAAGCTAATCTTGCGCGTCATCTGAATGTTCATGAGCGGACTTTTCAGAACTATTTGAATGAAAAGAGGGAAGACAATTTATGGCCGCTTCTCGGCCCTATCTGGCGGCTTTACCCTCAAGTAAGGCGAGAATGGCTCTGGTGGGGAGAGGGCGAGGCTTTCGAGGAACAACCTGCTGGCCATGCAGTACCTTCCGGTATTGATGAACTTGTGACCCTCCGTGCCGAAGCCAAAGAACTCAAAGCGGAACTCATGCGCGCCTATCAGGATAATACGCGCCTCAGCCGTGAACTGGTGGCCATGAGCGAGGAGCGCCGCAAACTCGTGGAACGCCTTGAGCGGAGCGAGGTCGACGGGAGCGCGGAACGGGACAATCCCGGCCATGCTGCAAGCGCGTGAGGTGCATCTGGTGCCTCGCCTACGGGATGGGGCCGGGGTTGTGGCCATAACAGCCTGATAGCGGAACGGGATCATCCCCGTTCCGCTTTTTTCTTGCCCGCGTTCAAACGCCAACAGTTGTGTTTACCCTATCTCGGTGGAGAAGGTGCCGTTGCCGCGCAAGGCATCGAGGGCGCGTTTGGCAAGCGCCCGGCTGCGTTCCTTGTCGGCTTCGGAGAAGGGGCGGACAAGAGGCATTGTCTCAGCGTGCGGCCTGCCGCCAAATGCGCCCGGGGACGGCCTGCCGCCCGTTGAGGCCAGCGAGGGGCGGGCTTTCACCGCGTTGGACAGCCACGTCCGCAAAAAGCGCATCCAGTTGCGGACAGGCTGGTTTTTCTTGGCCTGCCAGTCACGGATGTGGTTGATTTCCGCCTCCACGTCCACATCGGGGAAGTCGCGCTGCAACGCCTCCAGCAGGGGCAGGGGGATGGGCAGCGCGTTTTCATCAGGCGGATAAAAAGCTCCTCTTGCCTCCGGCTTCCCGATCTGATCTTCTTTTTCCCGTTCCTTTTCTGATTCCCCGAAGGGTACCGATACCCTATCGGAAGGGTACGGCACGGCCTCAAACAGGTGCGGGTAGCGTTCCCGAATGGCGGCCCGGATAGTTGCGGACTCGACCGTGGGGAACAGGGCCCGAAGCGAGGTCAGGATTTTGGGCGAGGTGCTGCACTGGTGCCGGATGAAGCCGCACACCCAGACATGCCCGCCGTCGCGCACGATGCGCCCGGAGGACTCGAAGGCCGCCAGCCCGCGCCGGATAGCGTCCTCGCTGAGTCCGGTCTCAAAGGCCATCTTGCGGAGGGAGACGGACAGCACGCCGAGGTTGTTCGCGTGCGGGCAGGTGAACAGGTAGAGGTACAGCAGCTTGTCGGCGGGTGGTAGGCTTTCGATGGCGGGGTCATTCCAGAACGACATGCGGATGGTACGGTAGGTTGCCATTACGCGTCCTCCCGGTCGGGGAACAGTTCCCTGATGATGTCGTTGAGGTCGTGGGCGGTGTCGTCGAGCACGAGGGCCAG